CTCCGGGGCCAGTTGACAAAACAGTCAATGCCAAGCGTGGCAACATTGGCTATGGTGCTGGAAGACCAGCACCAGTTAGTAGATTGGGCGGCACAACCTTTGTCATGGACGACGGCGACATTGACGGCAACAACGAGTTGGTAAGAATTCGCACTCGCACAGGACATCAGATATTATTTCACAACACACAAGATTTAATTTACATTGGCAACAGCAGTGGTAGCAGTTGGATAGAATTAAGCAGTGCAGGTAAAATAGACATCTATGCCGAAGACAGTGTGAGCATACACACCAAGGCTGATTTCAACTTTCGAGCCGAGCGTGATGTCAACATTGAAGCAGGTCGCAACATCAATATGCGTGCCATAAAAAATATGGAAACCAACGTCACTGGATTCCATCATTTGATAGTGGGCGATTATGCCAAACACAGTGTCAAAAATGATTTTGATTTTACAGTGGGACAAACAGCACGATTCAGCATTGGCAGTGATCTCAATGTTTCGTCTACCAAGAACATGTTGTTCACTGCTGGTGCAGATATGAATTTGGGTGCTGTTGGCAATATGAATCAAGGTGCTGGCGGAGACTTCAGCGTAGGAGCATCAGGCAACTACAAGGAAACTGCGGCCAAGATTGACATGAATGGGCCACAAGCCACCAGTCCTGCAGAGGCAGCACCTGCAACGGTCCCACCATTGCTGCCAACATTTAGCTTGCCCAATGTAGATCCATCTGCATCTGCCTGGAAAGGATCGCGATATCGTGCCGCCAACATCAGCAGTATTATGCAACGGGTACCCACACACGAACCGTACCCACAACACGAAAATATCAACCCAGCACTATATAATAGTGCTGCCACAGACATCACACTACAAAGTCGTGCTTCAAGCGGTATTGCAGGAAATCCCAATGCTGGCAGTATCACCAGTGCCAACCAAGGCGATATAGTGCCTGGTACCTGCACTCCTGAGTTTGCCAAAGACATCAATGCCAGTGCCAGCCAATCAGGCATAACTGCTATCAAAACTGCATGTGGCAAACTGGCAGTCACAGCCACCATTGCTGTCAGCACAGTGTTGGCCATAGCCGGAGGTGAAAGTCGATGGCAACCAGTGGAAGAAAGTTTCAACTATACCACGGCCGCACGCTTGTTAGAAGTGTTTCCTAGTGTGTTCAAAGGCAACACTGCTCTTGCACAAAAATATGTTGGAAATCCCAACAACAGCCTACCTGAATTTCTGTATGGCGCCAGCACAGCCAAAGGTCAAGGGCTTGGCAACAGCTTGCCCGGAGACGGAGCCAAATTCATAGGTCGAGGTTATATTCAACTCACTGGTCGTGCCAACTACACCAAGTACAGCAGACTGCTGTATCAACGAGGCCTGTTGGATTCTGCCACTGCGTTGGTAGATAATCCCGAACTAGCACTGCGGCCTGACATAGCGGCTTTAATAGCAGTTGAGTTCTGTATCAGCAATGTTGCGTTGAGTCAAAATGATCCAGGATTTTTTGATGCCGCAGTGGTAGCAGTTGGATATAATACACCAGATATTTTAATTCGAAAATCAGGATACTATCAATGCTTCTTGGGACAGTTGGGTGGTACTATATTACAATCAGGGTCAGGTAGCCTGGTCACTGACAGTGCTGGCAATCCTATAAAAACCGGAGTTCAATAAGCCAATAAATATCAATATGCCATACAAGAACATCGTATTATCTAATGCACAAGGTGTGTATCAACAAGCACCCAAACAAAGCCAGTTTTACATTGGGTTCAGCACAGTGAATTCTGCGGCCATAGATTCGCGATTGTATGATCTTGAATTGATCAAACAAGATATAATCAACAATTTCAATATAAGACGCGGTGAAAAATTAATGAATCCCACATATGGCACCATCATATGGGATTTGATAATGGAGCCGTTGACACCCGAAGTCAAAGATCTACTGACGCAAGACATACAAACCATTTGCACCAGTGATCCTAGAGTGGTGCCCACACAGATAGATCTCACCGAGTACGACAACGGTTATATATTAGAACTAACATTGACCTTGACCAACACTGATCAATCTACAAAAATAAAATTAAACTTTGACCAGGAAGCAGGGCTGACTGCACAATAATACACCAGCTTAATTCTGTCAATAAATATTGGTATAAACTTATGATTCCATCAACTACAAACAAACTGCTGGTAACTGAAGATTGGAAAAAAATCTATCAAAGTTATCGAAATGCTGACTTCCAGAGCTATGACTTTGAAAGTCTTCGTCGAATTATGGTTCAGTATCTGCAAGAGAACTATCCAGAAAATTTCAACGACTACATTGACAGCAGTGAGTATCTTGCATTGATTGATCTTATAGCATATGTAGGCCAAAATCTCAGCTTCCGTGTTGATCTCAATGCTCGTGAGAATTTTTTAGAAACTGCCAGCCGCCGAGACAGCATATTGCGATTGGCACAGTTGATCAGTTATGCACCCACCAGGAACACACCAGCAAATGGCCTTCTTAAGATTACAGCTATCACTACCACTGATAATGTTTACGACAGTAATAATACTAATCTGGCAAATACAACTGTTGCGTGGAATGATCCAACGAATACTAACTGGTATCAACAATTCATAACTGTGCTCAACAGTGCAATGCCGGGCAGTTTTGTGTTTGGTAATCCCTATGACAGTGCCACTGTCAATGGTATCTACAGCGAACAGTATAGAATCAACAGCAGTAACAGTGATATACCTATCTACAGTTTTAACAAAGCGGTAAATGGCACCAATATGGCCTTTGAAGTGGTGTCCAGCACATTCAATGGCAGCACCAGCATCTACGAAGAGCCACCATTGCCTGCCAATACATTTTCTGTGATTTACAGAAATGACAATCAAGGAAGTGGCAGTGCCAACTCGGGATTTTTTACATTGTTCAAACAAGGCAACATCGGCCTCAGCAGTTTCAACATCACCAATCCTGTTCCCAATGAAATTGTGGGTGTCAACACTCCCAACATCAACGACACTGATGTGTGGCTATGGCAGTTGGATGCCAACGGAAACTACGCAACTCTGTGGACCAAAGTGCCCAGCACCAATGGCAACAATGTAATTTACAACAGCTTGAGTCAAAGTCAACGCAATGTTTACAGTGTAACTACTCGAGATCAAGATCAAATTGATTTGAATTTTGCTGATGGCAGCTTTGGAAATCTGCCCAAGGGTAATTTTGTTTTGATCTATCGTCAAAGCAATGGTCTAAACTATACTATTCGTCCTGAACAAATGGGCGGCATACTGATCAATATTCCTTATACCAACAAAAACGGTCAAGCACAAACTTTGACACTGACTCTGGGATTGCAGTACACAGTTGGCAACAGTTCAGGCACTGAAACCAATGCCAGCATACAAAACAAAGCACCTCAGGCCTACTACACACAAAATCGTATGGTCACTGCCGAAGACTATAATATTGCTCCCTTGACTCTGGGCAACAACATACTCAAGGTCAAATCAGTAAATCGTGTCAGCAGTGGAATCAGCAAATATTTTGAACTCAGCGATGTCAGCGGACAATACAGCCGCACCAATATTTTTGCCAGCGATGGTATAATCTACAAAGACATCACTGAAAGAAATTTTGATTTTACATTTACAACCAACAATGATGTGTTTGGTGTTATCAAACAACAACTGGAACCTGTGGTTGCATTGCCGGCATTGAGATCTTTTTATCTTGATCAATACACACAACCTGACCTATCAGAGTTGTCCTTGACCTGGGTACAGAGTACTCCAACTGTGTCTGGCAACACAGCAGGACAGAGCACAGGTTATTTTACCAATGGCACACAAACACAGAGCGTGGGCAGTTATACTCTAAACAATCTACAATATGTGACCGCAGGTGCTTTGATCAAATTCCAACAAACTGATGGAACCACAGTATGGACATCAGTGGTACAGGTCACAGGCACCGGCGACAACAGTGGAGTGGGTGCACTCAGCAACGGCACAGGACCTATTGTTCTCAGCAGAGTTGTGGGCAACGGTGCTGTACCTGTCACAGTGGTACCAAAATTTATCACTACT